TGCGGAAATCTGCGTGGCGCATTATTGTTTACCTCCGGTGGTGATTTTGACGAGTTCACCGACTGCGCCGGTGCCGCCGAGGGAAAAGCCGCCGAGCACGTAGTTGGTTTCCACGTAGCCGGTGACGGTGGCGCCGGCGGCCGCAAACTGCACGGAACCATCGGTCAGGGATGCGAACGCCTTCAGACGCGGGCTAGCGATGCTGGCTGCAGTCACGGTGTTCTTGACCCAGAAGTCGCCCTCATTGTGCAGAACGACAGGCAGGCCCTGCGGCACGAGCATGGTTGCCTCAGCCAGCCATGCAGTGATCAGGCCTTGCTGCTCGCGATGAACGAAGCCAGACGGAGCGCCGGAGCCGCTGTTCAGCACGACGCCGGACGAGTTCGCCCAGGCGAAACGGCCCACGGTGACGCCGCCCGAGCCGGCGACCAGCTGACCTTCGGAGGCCAGGACGGATGCGCGCGGGTTGGCCGAGGCGAAATCGCCTTCAACCGCCGGCGGCAGATATTGGTTGACGGATTTTTGGAAACCCATGATTTACACTCCTCGGATCGGCGCCTTGGCCGAAGGGAAACGTTTTGCGAAATCGGCCGCGCTGGCGGCGTCCTGTGCGATGCGCGGCACGTCCGGCTTGGTGCCGGGCTTCGGCAGCATCTTGACCATGGCGCCGTAGGCAGCCTCGGGAACGCCAGTCAGGTCGACCTTGGCGTGGTCCAGGGCCAGCTTGTAGACGGCAGCGGCCGAGTCCATGGCGGCGACTTCACCGATGAACGGGGCGACGTCCTTCTCGGCCTGGCGGATGGCGTTCATGCGGGCGACGGTGTCGGCGGTGTTCTTGGCCAGCAGCTTCTGGACGGTGGCGGAATCCATGGCCGGCTTGTCCTTCTTGCCGTCCTTGTCTTCCTCATCGTCTTCGTCAGCAGCCTGCTTCTTGGCGTCCATGCGCTTCTTGTAGTCCTCGTCGGACTCGTCCTCGCGCTGTTCGTCTTCGTCCATGGCCGGCTTCTTGGCGCCGTCTTCCGGGCCTTCGGGCTCGCCGTCGGCTGCGATCTGGATGGTTTGGGCGAGGGCTTCGCCGTCGATGCTGGGGATCTTCGCCTTCACTTCTTTGACGATCCGGGCCTTGTCTTGGGCAATCGTGGCGGCCTTCACACCGCGCACGAGCGCGCCGAGGTCAACAATTGCTGCGTCTTGAGCCAACTGCGGGCGCAGAAACGCGCCCAGAGCCGCCTTGACCGCAATCGCTTTGCGCGATGCTTTCATATTTGAAAACTCCATTGAGGTGGAAAAAGGGTTGTTGTCGCCGACGACTACATCCGGCCCGGCGCGGCCTGCTTCTACGAGGGCGACGTGATTGCCGACGATGTCGCGCATCACGCCGTCATAGGGGGTTCCCAGGTACTCGCCCGGGGTCATGTCAGCGCGATAGGCGTATGCGCTGGAGAGTTCTTTCTGGACTTCGAGGTTGATGCCGGCGATGGCCACGGCATCCCATATCACCAGCGAGTTCTGCAGGTAGGGGGCGACGAAGCATGCATCGGTACCGGTGGACCCGACGACCAACTCCTTCGAAGGCTTCTCAGCCGACACCGGCACGTGCTTGGACAGAAGTGGCAGGTTGTTGAATGTCGGCGCCGCCCGAGCCAGTTCATCTGGGTCGCGCAGCAGCATGTAGACGCGGTCCGGATCCAGCCTCAGCTCTTCCCAGCGCGGAATCTCGCGGCCAATGTACGGATTGACTGCGGCCTTGCTGATGTTGGACACGGCCACATGCATCTTGCCGAAGGCGTCCACCGTGCGAACGGAGCCACGATCCAGGGCCAGCGCCTCAATGGCCTGGTCCATGGCGTGCTCGGGTTCGTCCTTCTCTTCTTTCACCCACTTGGCGAAGAGGTCCACCAGCTCGGACCATTCCTCATCGCTCATGTCGCCGGCGATGGCCGGCCGCGTGGCTGAAATCTGCGCGTCCTTGCCGGCCGCCTTGTAGGCAATTGCTGCCGCCTGGGCGCGCGGATACCCGGCCTTCACGAGTTCGGCAATGTTGCGCGAGACGACTTCCTCGCTCTTTCCTTGCTCAAGAGGCATTTTTCAGGCGTAAAAAAAGCGCCGATTGGCGCTGGTTATTCGATGAAGCCGGGGATGATCGGCTGTGCGGTGCAACGGCAGTTGATTTCCACTCCCGGCCAGGTCCATTTCCCGTCCAGGTACATGCCCTTGTCGATGTCGTAGATCTTGCCGTCAGCATGCAGATGCGACGGGCGCGGCTCCTTGCCGCCGCCGCTGTGCCGCCACTTCGCTTGCGTAATGCCCAGTTGCTGCTGGCGCGTCTTCGTGATCGTGGCCGTGGCCTTGTTGTTCTGGTCCCGGGCGATCAGCGCAGCCCGGCGCTTCGTCACGCCGAACTCATGCTGCAGATTCTTGGTGACCGCGGCCAAGTCGCGGCCCTGCTGCACCGACTGCATCACCACCGTCTGCACCTGGGTCAGGTTGCGGCTGGCGATGGATTTGATCAGTCCGACGTTCTCGCCGATGATGGCCTGCAGGGCGTCATTGATGGCCGCCGTGTTCTGGAACTTCACCGTGAAGCCGGCTTCCTTCAAAATCGCCTGCAGCGTGCCATCGCTGTAATCCCGGGCCTCCCGAGCGAACCAGTCGGCCAGCTTGTCAGCGCCCTTGTCAAACTTGGCCTGCCAGCGGCGCGCTACCTTGTTCATGGCTGACCGCATGGCCATGGCCGGGCTTTCGTCGGTGGCCAGCGCCTCGGGCGGATTCGCCTTGTACGCGGCCGACAGCCAATACAGGATCGAATCGTTCATCTCGGCTACCAGCTGGTCCAGCTTCTTGCGGTACCGCGCTTCGATGCCGGCGTTGCCCTGCACCGACTTGACCACCTGGGGCTTGCCGGTGGGCGAGACGATCTTATTCGTTGCCATTTTGGTTATCCGGGTCATCATCGCCATCGTCCTCGATGTCCGGGTTCGCCTCCAAGGCCGTGTACCCGCTCTTCGGGTCAGCAATGATGCGCTCGCGCGCGTCGTCACGGCTGATGACGCCGGCCGTGATCAGGATGTTGTCAGTCTCGGCGTTGGTCTTGTTGATCGTCGCAGAGTCGATTTCACTCATCTCGGCCATGGCCTCCCACTCGAAGGAGATGGCCGGGTCAATCTCGCCGAACTCGGACAGCTGGATGACGTCCAGCATCACCTTCACGTTGTCCGAATACAGCTTTTTCTGGCTCAGGATTTCGTCGTCGAAAACCTCAATCTCGCCTTCGCTGGAGGCGTTCAAGCCGGTGGGCGTGATGCCCCAGAACTTGACCAGGGGGATGCTGCTGACCGCGCAAAGCTGCTCTTGCGCCTGGGCCTGGAGCTTGTCGAGGCCTGCCAATGGGGCATTGAACTGGAAGAATTCTTCCGAATCCTTGTCCAGCATCAGCATGCCTTTGTTGTCACGAGTGTTGTTATAGAGCTGTGCGCGGCGCATCAAATCTTCCGCGCTGGCGCCCGCAAGTACATCCTGCATGTTGGTCTTGATGCCGGAGACCGAATAGCTGTGCACCATGTCCGAGACGCTGTCCCGGGTGCGCAACCAGTTGTCCACGTAGGGCATGGCCAGCTGCGACAGCGACAGGCCGCCGAAGTTGTACGTGGCCTTCAGCAGGTCCGGCACCTCGCGCGAGACGAACATCAGCAGGCGCGAGGCATGCACGATCTTGCCCATCACGAACCAGCGCGTCGGCTTGTAGAAGTCCGGCGCCATCGGGTCGACAGTGTTGTACTGGCTGGGGTAAGTCCAGACGGGCTCGACGGCGCGGAAGCCGCGCAGCGAGCCTTTGGCGATTTTTGCCTTATCCAGCAACAACGGGGATTCCAGTTCATTCGCATCGTCGCGTGCCGGCATCTTGCTGTTCGGCATGTCAACGTCGATGTAAATCTGCCCACGGCCAAAGAAGCCGTCCATTTCCACAGCTTGGCGGAACACGTCGCGCACCTGAAAGCGGACCAGCGCCTCCTCGATCTTCTTGATCTTGTCCGACTTGTCCTTGTCGCCCACCGCCAGAATCTTGATGAACTTGCGTGTCATCTCCTTGGCGATGGTCTCCGACATCTTGCGATACTCGGGGAGCTGGGTCAGCGCGGCCAGGAACGGGTAGCCACGGAAGTGCGCGTGGCAGAACACCTCATTGACGTAGTCATAGGGCGTGGCGTCCATGGCCATCGCCTCAGCCTTCTTGCCTTCCGGGATCACGCCCGGCGGCGGCTCGTAGGGTTTGTGATCCTGCTGAGGAGCAACCTCGATGTTGCGCGCGGCCAGCGCCACCAGCGTCGGGCTGATGCGCATGGCGCGCTGCGGCTCCTGCTTGGGCTGCTCGGCCGGCGCGGGCGCACCTTGGGTGGCCGCCAGCCAGACTCGCTGCAGCCATCCCATCATCTTGCTCATGTGCGCCTTATACCGTTGCGTTGATAACCATCGGCGCTTGCACAGGGGCGAAGGCCATAATGAATGCGTCTGCCAAGTTCGGCGATGGAATCGGTCCGCCGACGCGCTTGGGGTTCGCCAGGTCTTTCTTGCTTT